TTCCTAACAGTTTGCATAAATATGGTTGAGATTGCTGGCCAAAAACATAAATATTCCCATACATTGAAAGCAAAGCTCCTACAGGGAAATTAACAACATTGTTATCAATAACACCTATATACCCGCCACCATTTGCGGTTGACCAGTCGAAAAATTGGTTTGCGTTTGAATACCAGATAACGCCCTTATTATAAGGGTCTCCTGATAGATACAATCTACTATTTTGGATAAGACCAAACCTTGCTCTTGGGGGTCTCCCTGGTTTAATAGCTATCAAGCCAATCTTGAAAGAATCGTCGTGCCAGGTGCCGTCATAATACTTGCCATCACCACTGGAAGCAACTGTATCGCACTCTAATTGAATGTAATTGGAAATATCCCCGCCTGAGTATGTAACAACAGGCCAATAAAAAGTTAAAGGAGACATCGCCCCTGAATCAAACACAAACGACAATTTGTCAGAAGAAGTGGAAATATCCGCAGCGGAAATTACAGTTGTGCTTGTAGCGAAAAGAACTCCAGCGCTTGTGTAAAGCTCGCAACCTACATCTCCAGTAGGGCTTCCAACCTTCTTTGCGTATATCTCAACCTTTGTGGCTGTGATGGTGTATCCGCTGTCCCAATCTTGAGTTTCAAACTTAACACCAGCTTTTGTATTAGCACCTGAATATAGCTTAATCCCAGTATCAGGCGTTAACGTAGTGTTGTCTTGCTGATAGCCGTTAGTCCCTGAACCATCGTCATAGGCCATTAATACTGTTTTGGTAGCTCTGTTCCAATATTTCAAGAAACTGCCGTCACAAATAAAAGCCTTGTCCCCAAAAGGAATAATCGTTGCATCACCCTCAAGCGTCCCAACTTCCACAGGAACCTTAGAATCATCAAGAAGGTATAATGTGTTCCCGGGTTGGGATACTATCAATTCATCAGCACCGGAAGATGCCGGTTCTTCAACCTGCCATTCTCTCCCAGCACTATTCTCCCACTCTCTGTCAGTTGTGTTTTCAAATAAGTGGAACTCTGAAAGGTCTATATCAAAAATAAAGCTTTTTATATAAGAAGCATAGCTTGACAGTACTCCTGTAGTATAGCGTGTCAAACCTTCTCTTATTTCAAGACCGCCTAAAGGGAGTATTTTAAAATTAACCAGCGCAGACGCTTCATTTGGCAGTATAGACGCAGCCGGTAAGACAGTGTTTAACCCAAAACGGAAATCGTCTAAAACAATAGGCGTAGAAGGGGTTCTTCGCCTTGGTGTTTGGGCTATGTGTTTGTATGACGGTATCATTTACACCCCTTCTGCTGTGAACATAGAACTCATAATCTTCCTTCTGCGAATCCCTCTTGCATAAACTATCCCCATAGCTTTGTTCATTTCTATCTCAGCCAAAAGAGCGTGTCTTGATGAATCAAGCTCAAGAACTTCAAGCATCTCAACCACCAAAAGCCTTTGTATAGCTCTATTGAATATCCCGCCCCAAGGAAGAGTGTCTGCATCGTAATCTGTTAAAGCGGTCAAAGGAACCCAATATTGATGATGAATCGTGTACGCATCGTCAGGAACCCATAAATAACCTATTTTACCATCTTCTGTGAGATAGAAAGCCTCCGGTTGGTTTGTTGTAGAGTCATAGTCCCATTTGATTTTGTCACCTTCTGAAACTTGAGTGAGGTATTCATCTTCACCATCTACCCAACTTCCATCTATCAAAAACCCGTCGAAATCAAAAGAAGGCGTGTATTCGGCTGTATCAGCCACGGTTACTTGGGTGCCTTCGGCATAAACCAAGTTAGACTCAATATTAACAAGGCTTTGGTATATTGTTTCGAGGATGTCATTTAGAAGCCCAAGCCGTTCTGTTTTAGTAAACTGCTTATATGACGTGTCTCTAACCTTTATCCCTGCACGATCTCCGTGGTCTAATACAGTTCCCATTTTAAAAACCTCTTAAATTACGGCCTCCACGATAAAATTAGGTATCCGTGAAACCATTGAAATAATCCCTGTCGCAGAAGCTACCTCTGCCGTCATGTTTGGATAATACCCTCTCGCAACCGCCACAGGATCTTTTGCACTATAAACAGCACTTTCGGGTGGGATCACAAGTTTAACCTCTTCAACGGAATCTCTTAAGACTCCAAGCTGAGAATCTGTTAATTCAACTTCTTGCCCTGGCCAGAAAACCTTTTTATTGGCAGCGTTGTTCACAGTCACCGAGATTTGCATATCCCTATTATCAGGATCGCAGTTTGACCTATGGACACGGCATTTGGTTACTTTTGGCTTTTGCGGTTTTGTTTCTTTGGGTGGGCATTCGGTCTTTTTTACGCCTACCCATCCACCTTCTTTCTCAACCATTTCATAAGTGTCTGTTAATTCCTGACGCTGCAAAGCCATTACCAAAGACCCTTTATTCCCAAATGGCGTCCCATCTTCTTTTCTGATTTCTCCCATGATATTTCTCCTTTGTCGTCAGCCTGTCGCTAACTTGTTTAATAAGCGGGCAGGACATCCTACCCGCTTAACTTATTGATATAATTACTATAAGTCTGTGCAACCATGTTCTATCCGGTGCAGAAAATCATCGTTGAGAATCTTACAAACCTGTGCAACCTTCCATCCTGAAGTGGCTCTTTGGTCAAGAGCGTCTTCGGTACCGGCGCTTCCAAGTTTCTTGATGATGTTCTTTATGCTTCCTTTTTGAAGCGGGCAAACACCGCCCGCGTTTGCGGCAAATATCAAAGTAGTGTAAACATCGATATTTGTACTATCGGCGGCTACAAGTCCAGTAGTCCCAACAGCAACTCCATCGGCAAGAAAGACCTTCGCGTTGGTAGTTGTTAGGATTCTCAGGTTCCCGTATGATCCGATCTCTTCTTCGGTCACATTTTTCTGGCTGGCATACTCTTCAACCTTAGTAAAGCCAGGAATGCTTTCCCAATCCTGCCTGCAATTCGTATGGGTAATCCCATAAAACGCAGGAGCAATAGGGCGTGTGCCGACTTTCGTACCGGCAGTAATCATGTGCCTTATTTTTTTAGCATTATTGCCTTCGAGTATTCTTACAGAAGCCTTTGCATCTGCCGCAGATACCGCCGTTGCGACAGCGGCTCTATTGGCAACACTATTGGCATACCTTACGGAAGTTCCGGCAATAAGCACATCACGGTTAAGAGTATCAACCGTAAGTCCCATCTGTTCGCCCAATATTTCCCCAGATTCTACCAGTATGGGGTCAAGCCCTGTAAGGGAAATCCAGTCAGAGATAGTAATAAAGTCCCCGTACTGCTTAACGAGAGCGTAGACATCGGTAGTTGTAAGCTTTTTGCCGGTAGGGGTCACGCCCTCAGTGAGAGGGGTTGTGCTTACCGCAAGAGAACCGTATCTACGAAAATTAACCCGGGTTCCCTTGTTTTTCGGCAAAGGTCTGATCTGCAAAAACCGATCATGAATAAGAGCAGGTAATGCCCTTTCCAAAAGATTCCTGTCGTAATGGCCCTGTAAGTTTACAGCGACATCACTTGTTCCAGTTATAAGTCCTGGCATATTGTCTCCTTTCCAAGACCTTTACGATCTTGAATTAATATCCTTTTATTTTATTTAGTTCTTTTTGAAAATCGTCCTTAGAAAGATTCCATGCAACGCTTTTTTTGCCAGCTACTTTTGGGGCTTCACCTCCGCCGGATCTGACCCTAAACCCTGGGGTTCCGACTTTGGTAGGGGCCGCCGTCTTTGCTAATTCTTGCGTCTTCACAAAATCATAAAACTGGCAAAGAGCGCCCATGTCTGAATCTATCCTTTGATAATCGGTAACGCTTAACTGAGAGGCATAATTCGGCATTGCAGAGATAACTTTATCGCAATACTCAGGGTCTCTCATTTTAAGAGCATCTGCCACAGCCGTGTTTCGTGCTGGCTGTTGTACTACTGGGGCTGACTGCGACTTACCGAACTCAATGGCGTTTTGGATATTATCTTGTAGCCATTCGGTTTCGCTGTCATAATCATCAATCTCTTTTACCTTAAAAGAGGGTTTTTCCTCTTTATCCCCAGACAGCTTCTTTTCCCAATGATCGCTTACAATCTTGGCGATCTCAGGGTCAGAGTCTATCATTTGAACGATTTTCCCGTGCGGGCCTACTTTAAAGTCGTAATCAAATCCTTTTTGAGCCAACTCTATAAGCTTGTCTTTTGTGATACGATGGACTTGACCGTTGTGGACTATTTCAGTAAACCCGTTATCATCTGACTCTTTTTCCGGTTCAGGAGTTTCCAGCTTAAACCTTGGTGTTTCTTTGGGTGCTTCCTTTTTTCCCCCCTCTTCCTTGGTTTCCTTGTCGGCAGGTTCGGACACGTCACCTTCTGTTGATTCAGCGTCTTCCTCTAACCCTTCTGGATATTCAACAACTCCTTCTTCTTCTTGTTCTTCTATCTCTTTTTTTTCTACATCAGACATTTGTCGTCTCCTCGTAGCCCTTGTCGCTACCCGTTATAATGTTTAATAATATCAGGTCATTGCACTTATCAACGGATACTGCACATGCTGCCTTGGGATGATGTAAACCACGTCGCTGGTGTCAAAATCTGCCGCGGCGGTTGCAACGCTAAGGTCTTCATCCTCGTATGTGTATATCCGGCAATAATTCGACTTGCCTGCTGGTTTTGTGATTTTCCCAACAAAGGCCATGTTGTCATTAGTCTCATTAACGAGGATAAACTTGCCGTTCCCGGAGATGCCGGCTTCCACAAAATCAATAGAGCTGTCCTCGAAATAAGTGTTGCTGCTTGTCGTTCCATCGTGAACCGCCCTAACAATCGGGACTGTCATTCTGAACGCCTGAACAGTAAAGGGGTTGCCATCGACATTCGCTGCTGCTGATGCGCCAATCCCGATGCCGTTGGCTTCCCACCAACGTCCCGGCTCTACTGCGCTCGGAGCTGATGTTGGCAAGGTGGCTGAATCCCCTGTAAACTTAACGAGGGTGATCCCTGTGGCAGTGGTTAAGGTTGAAATGCCATCCGAATCTATAGACTCGACCCCATACCCAGCAGCCATATCTATAGTCCACACAACCGAATCTTCTTCGGCTGAACCCTGGATTAATACCTTTGACGGACACCAGCCCAAGCGAAAATAAATCGCTGCGCCAGTACCCTGCCCAAGTAATGTTACTTGTTCGTTCATTTTATTTACTCCTTTTTGGTTTAATGTTTAGTTTTTACAGCCCTTGTCGCTGTGGTTATTGGCTTGTGTCGCCAAAATAAAAAAGCCCTCATCGAATAAAATATGAATTTATATTTTATCCAACGAGGGCTTGTCTTTTAAACGCTGATGGCTTTAATCTATCAGGCTTCGTTATAGAGAGATGATAGATCGTTTATGTTTTTATAGTTGTTTTACTTTAAATCGGTTCTCCTTTAAGTACTTTTCTAAGTTGGCCAACCAAAAACCCCAAACCTTTTATCAGGGCTTTTATGAGCTGCTCTGTGCTTATTTCTTTCAATTCGATTCACCCTTAACAGCAACCATATCTTCCCCGTTCCAGTTCTTCATGATTTTTTATCTTACCACAAAATCTACATTGGGTATGAATACTTATAAAACATAGAAAATTCTCTCTCACGAAAAGGCCTTTTCGTTAAACGCAGCGCTATATCCCTCCAAAAAAGCCACACTCTCTCTCGCTTTCTTTATATCCGTCGTTGAGATTCTCCTATAATTGGTTGCATAAAAATTAACGAACTCAGTTAATTCCATGATAAGTTCCCTTTTTAATTATTTTTAATTGAGTCTCAAATTCTTCTCGTGTCAATGCCCATGTATTTTCGCGTGTTTTTGAATTATCCCTGCTACCATCTTTACGGTTTGCTCTATCCCACCTATCATTAACATACCATACCATTAACACAAGCGGACAAGAGAGAAAAACTATTGGATATTTTTCAACTACTAAAGCAAACTGTAAAAAGATAAGAGCGACAAAAACACAAACTAAAACGTACATCATGTCATCCCAAACTATTTTAAGAAATTTTATCATTAAGTTCCTTTTTCGTTGATTTCAGTTTCGCTGACATCTCCTCTTAAATTTAATCTTATCGCCTTTCGATATAGGTAGTGGAGGATAAATATATTCAGGCTCTTTTCTTAACAACCACCTCCAAAACCTGATAGGCCAACTATATGTTTTTAGTTTAAGGTCTGCACCACCAAACCGTGACAAGATCGCTGCATCTAAAACCCTATTAAATAATTCGCTTTGGTAGCCAGTATCGATTATCATACTCCTTCACCCTCCCCCCTGCGCTCTTGGAGCAAAACCATCTCATGCTCGCTTATATACGCATTAAGTTTTGTCTTAAACCTCATAGACGCCAGCAGGTCATGATGGATAGTTTGGTATTCTTCGAGCTTAGCGCCTAAAGGAAGCCTCTTTAATGCCTCAAGACTTTCGGTCTCCGAGTCTTTCAAAAACCCCTCTACAAGAGGCTCCGATAATATTCGTTTGGCTTCTCGTGCTAAATGGGCTTTATGGTCTTTCTCTTGTGTGTCTTCTGTCATTCTGGCATCCCTGTTTTAGTCCCTTTAATAGCTAATTCAAGCAACCCTAATTTATGATCTCTCTGGCTGTCTTTGTCTTTTTGGATTATCCCCGCCATGGCTATTTCTTTTTCCTGCTCAAGTTCTGCCCCGGCGATAACACCATCTTGTTTAACTTTTTGAGCCTTTGTTTGAACGTCTTGCCCTTTAAATTGTAATTCCATTTCTTTAAATTTCTGCTGCATTTGCATCATTTGCTGTTGCATCTCAGATTGTTGCTGCTGCTGTTGCGTCATCTTCTGGACATATTCTCTCACGTCGCCTATAAAGTCGTCTGCATTCTTAAACCCTGATGCTGTTATATACCTTTTCATTAAGTTATGGACTGATTCGGGAGTTAATATCCCAGGGAAAGCTCCGTTGACTTGGAAGAGAACCCCTAACATCCTTTCGATCTTCTGTGCTTCTTCTGCTCCAACCGAAGCCACGACCCCCATATTAACCGTTGTGATAATTTTGCCTTTTATCATTTCAGGGCTTATCTGCCGTTCCTGACCAAGTGCTTTCGTTGTAAAAGGTTTTCGCATATATTTCTGGTAAAGTAAAGCCGCTTTTCTGTAAAAGTCTTTTAATCCTAATTCTGCGAAAATCCTGCCTATCAATTCCATCCGCTGCATAGAGGCGTTTTGTATCATTGCTATTCCTCCCATAGTTTTATTGAGAGAATTAGCATCCGTGCCTTGGTTATAACGAGTAACTCCTGTTCTGTTTTCCTTGATTGAATCTACATATTCTAAAATAGACAGGCTCGAAGGGTTAAAAGGGGCTGGCGTTATGTCTTTCAATCCATCGACTTTCCCTGTTATAACACTTCCGGGGATATTGTTGAGCAAAGCATAAGTGTCTATTGCGCTATTGGGATCTTTAAGCCATCTGCCGGAGTTTTGGAAATCAAAATTATCGAGTATTCTCCTGAATAACATCGTTTTGAGATTTTGTATCTCCATAAGAAGGTCTGCGTATGAAATACCATGAAATTTATAGCAATCTATAATAGGTGATAGAGCGGAAAAGGGGATAAAATCATCTTCGTTCTTTTCCCATCGCAATAAATGGCCATTGCCAACAAAGCAAACTATGTTTTCTAAATAGCCGTCTCCGTCAACATCGAGACGCGTGTACCACTCAATAAATGTTACGGGAGATTTTGCGCCGGTTTCTGTTTCTATCTGAACAGAAGAAGCGGTGCTATCGCCCATATAGTTTGTTTTTTCACTTTCGCTTGTATCCGCTTCCAGCTTACTTTCCCCTGATTCCAACTTATCAAGATTCTTAAAATACTTTTCTTCGTCTGTTCTTGATCTATTTATTCTTTTAAGGTAATCAACAGTAACTTCTGTTTTCTGCCCCTTCCCGTATTGGTCGTTCATGCTCCGGGCTTTAGCCTCTGCGATAAACTCCCAATGAGGGGTGTTTTCGACATATAAAGCGTCTTTGATAGTCTTCTTTATTTTCGCTTTGACGTCGGTGACTATAACACCTTGAGGGGTTATGACGGCTTCGCCAGCACTCTCAAGCTTAACGTCCGGGTCATCCACAAGCTGTTTGACGCTTTCAGCCGGAAGTCCGTCAAATTCAACGTTAACGTTCTCGTGGTCTAAATCCCAAGCCAGCTTCACAAACGCTGTACCAGACACAAGAGCGTCTTTAAACCATTGATAAAACAGGCTGAATAGATTAGGGGTAGAGTTTCCAAGACTCTTTTGAATCTCCTCCATCAGCCCTTTGCCCACCCAAGATTCTTGACCTTCTATCTCGATCTCGATCTTAGCGTCACCTGACGCAAACAGCTTAATAAGAAACGGGAGGATAGCTTCGATTGTTTCAAGAAGATCTCTGGTTATGAATTGAGAACGACCTTTTATTTCGTTACCCAGTTTTTCCCCGTAATATCGCATCCAGCTCTTTTCTCTTTTGGTAGACCTCCCGCTACTATCTTGTTGCGCAGCATCAACCTCGGCAGATATGGCTCTCTCTATATCTTCGAATGACATTTTTTCGTTCGTGTCTTTCAATCCTATACTCCCTAATATTTAATCTCGCCTTGCCTTAACATGTTAAATATTTATGATGTTAACGATTCGCTTACCGCTGGAGCAGTTAAGGTCGCTGGCACGGAACTCCCGGAAGTGTCTGTAATAGCTGACGCCGCACTGGCCGCTAAAGCGTTTTCGGCGGCTCCGGTATCAGGCGTCGAACATCTTGACGCTGCGTATGAGGTGCCGGGGCATTCGTGCGTGTGAGCGTCATAGATAGATTTAACGTTTGCTAAGGTAGTGCCTATAGCGATTAATTCCGTTATGGTTGTTGCATGGTCTGTGCGTAATTCGTTTGCCACCGATCTTAACGCATCGACTTCAACGTCTAATGCCTCCCAAATAGCCTGTAATGCTCTCTGTGTCTTCCCGTCCGGTACGTCATTTATAAATTCTTGGATTTTGCTTGACATCATGGTCTCCTTTTAAATTATGGTTTTTTCGTCCAAGCTTGCCACGCAAAGTTGGCAAGATTCTTTTCTGTAGGGTGAGACTGTAAAAAGAAATGTATTGCAACAGGTATCTCACCCCTTATATCTCTTATTTTTAATAATGATTTTTCGCACTGTTCTTCGAGTACCGCTCTGATATCTTCAATGTCGTTAACCGGAATAGTGTTGTAATCTATTTCAACAGAATCCCCGTATGTTTTAAACTTTTTCAAATCAGTATACGGCTTTTCGATAACAAGTTTTTGAAATTCTTCGATCATCATAACCCTTCCACCATCCTCGATTGTATAAACCTGTCATGCAAATCTCTTTCGTTTGATTGATCAAAATACGGCTCATCAAGTCCAGACACACAGTATCCTATCGCTGCAATAGCTGGATAATCCTCTGCTTTCTTTTTTTGAACTTCATCGGGAGAAAGCCCTGCAAGTACACCAGGTATCATACTATTACGCCCGAATTGTAAGGATTTTCTTTCCGGGTGTGATCTGTTTTTAACTTGATGAGAATATACTCGTAAATTATGAGTCTCACCAATAAAAGGAGCCTCAGCGATATAAATACCTTTTTTCTTCTTTGAAAGTTTCAGGTTAAATCTGTCTACAAAATGCATCATTAAAACATTCTCTGTGTCGCTGTACCATGTTTGAATTAGATATTTATTCTGTAGGTCGTAAATTCTCCTGATCAACTTCTCAATATCCGTACTCTCAAACTCAGCCAGTAACCAATAGTTTCTAACCTTAAGCCGCGCTACCTTATGGTCATCTTCACCTATCACACATATAAAGCCGGGTTTCTCACCTGAAGGCCAGCCAACGCCGCCTACTGTTCGCCTATATTCTTTAACATTAACCGAATCAAAGTAAAAGGTTCGCTTCGTTCCTAATGCTGTTGTTATGATTTTTTTCTCTATCAACCCTGCTTCCTTTTCCGCTTTTTTTGGCTTCAAGAAAAATCGCACCCTGTGAAAAAACCGCCCTCGTAAAATGTAAGGCATAGAGCGTCTGCCTTATCCGGTGACCGCTTCAGGAGTTCTTTCATTGTGTCCTTCTTCATCACCCGGATCTTCCCATTTTGGACTTCATATGTCGGAACCGCCAGCTCTTCGATCAAACTTTCATCGGGAGGCAGCATAGACCCGTCGCCTGACCTTAGCCATTCTCTAGCTGCCCACCACAATTGATCTCTGAGAATATAAAATTCTCCTAATTCTGTGCGTTCGGTAGGTTTCGAGGCAACCTTCACGCCTGTTGCCGAGCATCCTGCTTTCTGCATGTGTGGAGCAACGCCAGCTCCTACGCCCGTGGCATCAACATTCACCCTTAATCGTTTTTCTTTCGCCTCGATCACGCCCCTGTCAGCAGAACTAATAACGTCCATACCCTGCCAAGATATGAACCTCTCAACATATCCGCCATACCTCTTACACAAAACATTAGAGTCGCTGCCAAATTCTGCGACATCTTGACCCATCACGCCGGACGTATATGCCGGAGGGGTTTCGCCATGTTCGGCAACATAAACATCCCACCGGGTACGGGCTTTGGCTATCCAGTCTTTTGAAATTAGCTGTCGTGTTGACTGGGACGGATACCGACCTAATACCATATAAGAAAAGGCAGGCTCCATGACTTTGTAGTGTCCAGCCTTTAGTGCAGGATATGTTTTCCCGCTGTGGCTTTTTGCTGTTTGCCCGGCTAAAAAATCCGGAAGCTCAAAACATTCAGTGTCTGGCTTTTCTTGCCCCTCGACCAAAGGCCTGCACCATTCATTTATTCTTCTGACGGTTACATTCCTGGATACAGCACCGGGAATCTTATCATCTCCAGAGATAACATTAGGGTGATTGAAAGCTGACAACCTGACTACATTCGCTCTGCCGTCTCTCTGCATTCGATATGCTTCTCCTATTTCTGCACGTGGATTGAACATCACCAGCAATCGTGCATGGCCTCCTGTCATACACGACTCAATACCCTGAAAAACAGAATCGGGGATAGCGTCACCTTCGTCTAATATAAATAAAAGGTGCGGGCTGTGCTTTCCGCTGTTATGCTCGACCACGTTTGTCAAATATGTATTATTCCCCGGGACATGGAGTCCAACTGTGGGCTTGACGCCAACCAATTCGATTGACCTAATCCTATCCCACAAAAAACCATCATGCCGGCTTTTACGCCAAGTTGCTTTTGGCTGGGTGGTGTTAGAGGAAAATTCAATACACATCTTAATGGCTTTTTCTTTCCCATAAATTCCTATTTGCTCAGCAAACCGAAGCACATTATCTGCTCTTGCTATTGAACAAGTCCAATAATAATCATATTTTTTAATGCCTTTATATGTCCAAGACTTTCTTTGTCTCCTAATGGTAGGGTGTATCCCAAAACGAAACAGGAGCCGTTGAATGTCACGGATTAGCTGCTCACTCTTGCTTAGATACCCAATTTCAGATTTTTGGTATTTACCAGTCTTACTAACACACGCCCACCCATCAGTCGAATAAAGCCTATTTAAAAACAAGGCGATATCAGTTGCGTTTAGTTTAAAAATATCTGCTGGTATATGTTTTGTTGCGCTTTTGTTTCCCCAAATGCCATGCTTTTTAAGCAATTCACAAACAGGGTTGCTTCCAGTTTTTCCTGTCCCATCTCCATTTACACGCCAACTATATTCTTTAGGGTTGCTTACCTTAATCGTAGAACCAAGAGCATGCACAACGTCTTTAAATTCAGCGAGTTGCTTATTATCTTCTTGGATGAATAATATGCTTGACTTGCCTCCAATATAACCATCGCCGATCAAATATGCTAAAACTTTAATCTCATTAACGTCCATCGAGAGGTTGCCAAAATTAAAAGACGTGTCCTCTGGAATAAGAACCGCTGCCCCTGTTTTGATATCTTCTACGTTTACCCATTTTTCGTCCTTGACAAGATACCGCCCTTTGATGTGTTTCCCGCCATGCGTTTTAAAGCTCTGACCAACCCGTCCTATATAAAAGGGATGTTGGCCTGTCCGAACAAGCACCATCCCGCTGGACAGTGTTATTTCGTATACTGGCTGCATGCCGTTATTAAAAAATTCTGCCGTAGCTGGTTCTTTTTTAAAATCAGGGCATATGCTAACAACATCAACAACTTTCCCAATTAGACTTTTATACGGAACCAGCTCCCCTGTTTTTAACTCAAACAGTTCGTCTGCGTCTGCACAAAACTTAGCCTCTTTCTGGGCTTCTGTGCCTGAACTGGGTATTGTAACACCTGTAAGAAACGATTGAGCTGAACGCTGAAGATGAAGTGTCGTAAAGATGTCTGATGAAAATAAATCCGGGTGTTTTTCTATTCTGGTGCCGATTTCGCCCCAAAGAAGCTTTTTTAAGTTGCTTTCAGGCGGAGCGGCTGCGGTATAAACTTGCGATTCTTGAAACGCACGGAACCACCAAATTGCTACTGACGCGGCTGTAAATGTTTTCCCAGTTGCATTAGCTGAAATAGCAATAGTGATCGGATAATCTCTCACAGATTCCATAAGAACTTTAGTTTCATCTGTGTACGTGTCGCCCAAAACATTTTCCCCAAAGCCGATAGGGTCATTCTGATACTGCTCAAATTGAGTCTCTTTTAGCAGCCCCTCAAGAACCCCAGGTGCGCATTTCGCCGCCAAAATTGCAGCAAACTTTTCAGGATTAAACTCGCTTACTTGCCCCATCTGAACACCTTCTGAGCTTCTTCATCTGCCCGTCTAAAAAATTCGGCTGTTTGTCTCTCTTCTCTTATCTGTCTCTGAATATCTATCATTCTGCGCTGGTTGTCGACTATCTCCTGCAATTGTTGTTGCCGCTTTCGTTCGATTGCATCACGGCGTTGCTGCTCGACTCGCTGATAGTGTCCTGGTGGAGTAAGTTGATTTTGCATCCTCTGCCATGTCTCGTGAAATGTTTCACCTGCAAAAGCCGGAGTGGCAAAAAAAATAACCATGGCTATTATAATTAGGTTTTTCATTTCTTGCCCACCTGTGTAGCTTTCTGATATGGGTTGAAGTAATCGTTATTATTACAAGGGGTTACAGGTTTGAGGTGTAGCGGCTTTTCTTTCTTTTCACCCTCAAACGCACGGTTCGGCTCAGTTTCATTTATCTTTTCACCCTCAAACGCATGGTTCACAACAAACAAAGCCTTCCCCCTTCGTGTTACAAGAAAAGGCAAATCGCATATTTCGGCCTTTATGTTTCTCTTAAACTGTTCTATCGGTATTTGCCGCATACTCTCCTATACCTCTCAGCCTAAAGTACCGTCATAAAGCCTCTCAACGCTTAGTTTTCTTCGACGATATCGCTAATAACGCCGCTTTCGTCTTTTCAGCCTGATCTGGGGGAAGTGTTGATAGTATTGTGTTCAGGGTCGATTCATCCATGCCTACCTGTAATTTATCATTCAATAATCCATAATGGCGCAATAAAAGCTCAATCGTTTTGACCTGACGCTTTTTGGTATAATCTCCATAATCGATATCATGCATTTCCCATAATCGGAGAA